GGCGACTGAACCCGGAAAAGCTCAAAATGCTAATCGGGAACTTTGTTCTTGAATTGTAGTCTTGAGATTCTTTGGAAAATGTTCAACTTGCTTTAACAAGAGCGATGCAGAGTTGTCCGTTTTTTTTGCTGGATATAAAGATCAATACCTCAGTGAAAAATATGTCAATTGTAATTGTGATTTTAGTGAAATGGATGTTTCACACACCAAAAGTATGTTGGAGTTAGAGTTGGAAATGTTTGGTTTACTGGGTGTTAACTACAAGATTATCGACTTTTACTCGAGCATGCGTACTAAATGGTGCAATATGTATCAGTGCAAAGAGGGTATAACTATGTTACATGGACAATATATGCAACATTCAGGGCAACCACTAACTATTTGTGGTAACACACTCCTGAACATGGCAGTATTAGGTTATGCTTATCGTATTGAGAACATGTTGTATGCATCATTTAAAGGTGATGATTCAACTATACGTGCTAAAAAAATCAGCACTGTAAAAGGTCGAAAGACTGCGATATACGCAGAACATGGGTATAAACTAAAAATAAGCTTTGAGAAGGTGTCTGAATTCATTGCTAATTTTATAACACCATATGGTTTTTTCCCAGATGTTGTGCGATGAGCTGTTAAAGCTGTTAGTAAGGTGTACGAAGATGAGGCTTCATGGGAGTAGTCACGTATAAACTTGAAAGAAGTTTTAAGTATGGTCAATACCGCCGATAAGTTTAAAATCGGAGTGGATTGTGCAGCTATACATTACCGTGACAAGGGGGTAGCAATCAACGCTGAACAAGTGGGTTTGTTATATCAGTATCTAATACAATTAAGCACTACAAAATACCAAGATGCTCAATTTATTCAAGCTGAAGACAGACTCACCTACTCTGACAATTACCAGAGCAAGTGAGTCCCCCTTTTTCTAATTAAATAATATAATTTTTATTATTCCCAACGAATCTTATTCGTAGTACTTAAGTAAGTAATCTCAGATCTATCTTAATAATTTAAGCAATCTCAAGAATCATCTTAAAATGAACGGCACCGATCAGTTAGTAGATAACAGTATGAATTTCGAC